ACCCACATCGGCGCCGGCACCGGCCGCTACAACCCCGACGGCACGGAAGTGGCCTTGCGTGACGAGCGCCAACGGGTGGCCATCGTCGATTACGAAGACCTGGGCGAGCGCCAACTCAGGATGGCCGCGCTGTTTGATGGCGACGGTGAGTATGAGATTGGCGAGTTCGGGTTTTACCTCGCCAGTGGCACCTTGCTGGCGGTGTATTCCGTGGCGGGGAAGTTGCTGACGTATAAAGCGGCGGCGGCGCGGGTGCTGCAGAAGTTTACGCTGGATGTTTCGCCTTTGCCGGCGGATAGCGTGACGGTTGTGGTAGGGACTGAGAACCTCAATATTCTGCTGACTGAAGAGCTAGCGTCGCTCTCGGCAGCGAGCATTGACACTATGACAAGGGGTATCGGGGTGCTGTTTCGCCTGATGGCGCTCGAGGCGAAGACAGCTTGACCGCCTGCTTCATATGACCGTCAGGACGTAATACGTTGGCTTGATTGCAAGCCGTTAAGGAATGACCAGTAAAACAAGGAGTTCAAACATTGAGTACTGAACAGCAATTGGCCGCCGTTGTCAGCGCGGCAAACAACTTGACGAATACGGTGGCGGGTAAGGTAGGGGAGATTGATAAAGCCCTTGCAGATGCTCAGAGGAAATATGAAGACCAGCTTTCGAGTTTGAGTCGCCATATACCCAGAGTGGCGATGACAAAGAACTTTCACATGGCCCCTGATGTGACGGGCAACCTGATTGACGGTTGGTATGTTCATACTCAGGTCACGGCGACAAAATCACGAACGATTACTCAGGCAGCTCAGTCGGCGGGACGTCCTCAGGCAGACGTCGATTTTATGCGCCAGGTTCAGGCAGATGTGCGTGAGCAGTTTCCTGATTTCGATATTAGTTCGGCCGAATATTGGCGAAATCCGATTCACGTCTGGCAAATGAAATGGTCGGAGGACAATGTCAGCCCGTGGCTTGCATTTCCTTGTGCCGTCGATATGGAACGATTGAGCGGAACAACACCTGTGCCTCTCAACACCCATATGACGATAGCCGCTTTTGTTCGGGTGGTAGAGGGTTCTGTCGACGGTACATGGACGACAGGCAACAAAAAGGGTAAGTGGCGCTGGTGCTCCGTGCCCGTACCACCGACAGGGTTCTTTTCTCACTACATGCATATTCATCCTATGCGTACTTCTGGCAGTGGGTTAATTGAAGTCATGCTCGGCGGTGCCTGTACCGGTGTCGTCACGCACCCTTCCGATTGGGGAACTATGTTGGCTTTGGGTTAAGGAAAATACTGATGAAACCTGAGTTTGCACTTGCTGAGATTCACCCGCTGATTAAATGGACACTGATTCGTAAAGCTCGCGATGCGGACTTGGCGGCCAGTGATTACGCCGCCATGCCTGACTATCCAATGCTGGACAAGGATCGCCCTGTATTTATGGCCTACCGTCAGGGCTTGCGAGATATTCCAGATCAAGGCAGCGATCCTGATGCCGTTGTATGGCCCCATAAGCCGGAGTTCCTGAAATAACCCACCGCGAAAGCGGTTTTTTTTCGCCTCCCCAAAGCCCCCCCTCGCAGGGGCTTTTGCATTTCCCATCCGGAGATTTCCACCCATGCCCACCCGCCAAACCTACACCGTCCTCATCCCATTCCCCATCGGCAACGGCCATTGGTCTACCGCCGGTGAGGAGCTGGAACTGCTCGACGTCGAAGCATCCGCCCTGCGCACCGCTGGCCGTCTGGAACTGACCAGCGTCCTCAACTCCACCCCGAAGAAGGCTGAATAACCATGGCAGAAGTCCTGAACTTCGAGCACAACGGCATCACTGTGAATGCCACTGAATCCCCCGAGGCCATGGGTGGCCTTGGCGATAACGTCATCGGCCTGGTCGGCACTGCGCCGAATGCCCATGCGTCGATCCCCAAAAACGCGCCGTTTCGCATCAACAGCTTCACCGCCCAGGCGCTGCTGGACCCTACCGGCACTGAGTCGGGCACCTTGTTCCAGGCGGTGTACCAGATCCTCAAAGTGGTCAAGGTGCCGGTCTATGTGGTCATCGTCGAAGAAGGCGCCACCCCGGCCGACACGATCAACAATGTGATCGGCGGCAACGACCCGGTCACCGGCCGAAAACTGGGCCTGGCGGCCCTGAGCAGCGTGCCTGAAGACCTGACCATCATCGGCGCTCCAGGCTTTACCGGCACTAAGGCCGTGGCTGGTGAGTTCGCCTCCTTCGGCAAACGCATCAAGGCCCGTGTGGTGCTCGATGGCAAAGACGCTTCCGTTGCCGACCAAGTGACCTACAGCGGCGAGCTGGGCGGTGCCGACCTGGGCTTCGACCGTTGCCTGCTGGTACACAACATGCCGTCGGTGTACTCCAATGCCGCGAAGAAGAATGTGTTCCTGTCGCCATCCTCGCTGGCCATCGCCGCACTGGCCAAGGTCAAGCAGTGGGAAAGCCCGGGTAATCAGGTGACCTTCGCCGAGGACGTTTCCCGCGTGGTCGAGTACAACATCCTCGACACCTCCACCGAAGGCGACCTGCTCAACCGCTACGGCGTGAGCTACTACGCCCGCACCATCCTCGGCGGCTTCTCGCTGCTGGGCAACCGCTCCATCACCGGTAAGTTCATCAGCTACGTTGGCCTGGAAGATGCCATCAGCCGCAAGCTGGTCAAGGCCGGCCAGAAAGCCATGGCCAAGAACCTCACCAAGTCCTTCATGGACCAAGAGGTCAAGCGCATCAACGACTGGCTGCAAACCCTGGTGGCCGACGAAACCATTCCCGGCGGCAGCGTGTACCTGCACCCGGAGCTGAACAGCGTAGAGAAGTACAAGAACGGCACCTGGTTCATCGTCATCGACTACGGCCGCTACGCGCCGAACGAACACATGGTTTATCAACTCAACGCCCGCGATGAAATCATCGAGCAGTTCCTGGAGGACGTTCTCTAATGTTTACCAACCGAGTCAGACAGGCCATTGCGGCCACCCTTCAAGGCCTGCCGTTGTCCGCAACCGTGGAAGAGTTCACCCCGCCGAAGATCGAGTTCGACATGGAGGCCATGTCCGGCGGGCGTTTCATCGCCGAGGAAATGGCCAAGAGCGGCAAGGTGCTCAATGCCAAGCTGGTGCTGCAAGGTGCCGGCCCGCAAATCATGCTGGCCCTGGGCGTGCGCATGGGCGACGACATTTTGCTGAACGTGCGTGAAGCCGGCCAGGATCAAGACGGCAAGACCTATTTCACCTACCACACCGTGGGCGGCAAGCTCAAATCCCTGGAGGAGGCGAAGCTGAAAATGGGCGACAAGGCCACCACCACGCTGGAGCTGTCCTGCCGTACCTACAACCGTCTGGAAAATGGCATTTCGGTGATCGATATCGATGTGCGCACCCAGAAGTTCGTGCTCAACGGCGTCGACATCCTTGGCGATGCCCGCCGCGCCGTGCTGATGCCTTAAGGGCCGGCGCAATCTGAAGCGAGCACGGTCAAGGTGGGAGCTGGCTTGCCTGCGATGCAGGCGACTCGGTATCCCTGGTGTATCGAGTGGATGCCATCGCAGGCAAGCCAGCTTCCACAGGGGCCGTGCTCAGGTTTAGATTTTTCGCACTTTTCAACACCGCTCAACAAGGAATTGCCCCATGGCCTGGATGCCACCGTTGCATACCCTGCTGGCCCCGATCACCGCCGATACCGGTGCGACAATCCAGCAGGTTCAGCTCAAACCGTTGTTCTACGCCGCGCAAAAAGACGCGCTGGCCCGGGCCGGTGATGACGAGGACGACCAGTTCTTCGAACTGGCGAAACTCGCCACCGGCCTGTCGGAAAAAGAACTCGACCAACTCAAGCGCCCGGACTACGTGAGCATTGCGCAGTACGTACACGAAATGTCGACACGCCCGGCCTCGTTCTTCCTGAAAGAACAGGACGTGACGACCCACGACCAGCCTGTCCACCTGCTATTACCCCTGGAAGCCGCCGGCCGAAACCTGTCGGAACTGCCCCTGGAAATGCCCGCCCTGCGCGCTACCAAGGTGATGAAAAAACTCGCCACTAACAAAGAGCGCGCCGAGTTCATCACCGCCCATTGCACGGGCCTGATGATTCCCGACCTGGCCGGCTTGACCGTGCCCGACTGGACGGAACTGCAGGAGCGTATCGACGATTTTTTAAATCAACCGGCGGACTTCTTTCGCAGCGCGACATCGAAGTAATCCTCGATGTGGTGCCGCTGATCTATTCGGTCACTGAGGCGGAAATCCTCGACTGGGACGCCGGTAAAGCATTGCGCCGCTACGACATTGCGATTACTCGCCTTGGCGTTAAACAGGAGTAAGCGGGATGCAGAACAGCTATTCGCTCGCATATGCCGTCGCCTTGAATGGCCGGGATGCGTTCGGCAATACAAACGGCGCACATGACGCCGATATCCTTAGCCCCGGTGCGTTGTCGGTTGGCAGCCCACCTCCGTCAACGGATTTGGCTGCCTTGTCCGGGACAGTCGCCGCGCTCGCCAACGCAACGCTGAAACTTGATGAACTGGCACTGTCGCTCGGCTCATTGCGTGAGGGTGTGGATTCGCTCGACACCGCCTTGTCGACGCTGCGGGCAATTGATGTGCGTTCATCCAATGTGGGTGAGCGAACAGAATCGAAGACGGTGTCTGAATCCGCTTCGAGCACCTCTGAAGATCTACGCCATACCCGCGAGGCCATGACCCTGGGCAACGCCCAGATACTAGACCTGGCAAGCGCGCTGCAGCATTCAGGCAGCTATTTGAAGTTCGACAAATCCGCGACGTCGGAGAAGTCAGTCAAGGTACTGCGCGAGGAGTCCAGCGAAAGCAGCAAACGCTTCTCTACAACCCTGGATGCTACATCGGTTTGGGGAGAATCGCTTTGGCTGAAAGCCAAGACGAGCCTGACGGACAGCGCCAATGTCGCCGCTGAAGACTCACCGGTTCTGGCGAGCGCGATCAAAACGGCTGGAGCTGTTACACCGGTGTTTACCGAACTGTTCTCAGGTTTGGGAGACACGATAAAAAGCCGCGTTGCCGGCAATGTGGTCGATGCGACGCTGGGTAAGCTCCCCGGTGTTGGCAAGCTGTTCAAGGATGGCGGTTCGGAGAAAGACAAAGCGTGCTGCTGTGCGACCGCAACCGAGCGCCCGATTGGAAGTCGACGTTCGCGCTCGCAGGGCCCCCGGGGGAAAAAGAGATCTCGTCAGTCGTCCTCGCAAAAACCGCAGAGATCTCGAAGCCCTCAAAGCGCGCAGAGCAGGCAAAAGAAACAGCCGCTTGCGCCGAAGACAGCTTCGACCAAACGATCACCGGCAGGCAGGAAAGGCGGTGTGTTTGCCAGGATTCTAAGCGGCCTCGAACGTGATGCAAAAGCGTTGTTACCGCCGCCGTTCTTAGGCCTGAATGCCGCTGGCCCGGCTCAGGGGTTGCAACCCCGTGAGGTGGTGGCGAACGGTCGAGCAAAGAACCCATCCGCAGGTCCGTTGACCGCGAACAAAGGCCCCGGGCTGATCGAGGCACTAGAGCGCAAGCTCATCCCCATGCCTTTCGAAAGCCGGGTAACGACTCCGGCCAATACTCCCGATTTCAAGCGTGAACCTCTGCCTGGCACGCTGAAGATGCCTGCCAACCCGCTGGGAACCGTGAGTAGATTGGGATTGGCCGGCGCCCGCCGCCTAGGTCCACTGAAGTACGTCGACACCGCCGTGGATGTGATCCAGGGCGTGCGCACTGGTGACGTCAAGGCTGTCGGCTCTGGCCTTAGCACCGCCGGTGGCGCCTGGGCCGGGGCGTCCGCCGGCGCCGCGCTCGGCACCCTGGTTTTCCCAGGTATCGGCACCGCAGTCGGCGGCGCCATCGGTGGCTTGCTCGGCAGCGAAGCAGGCAGTTGGCTTGGGGATAAGTTGTTCGCTTCAAGCGATCGTCTACCTGCGCCGAACGCCCTGAGTAAAGAGCTCAACAGCGCGCGAACAGACAACGTCCAGGTCACGCTCTCACCGAGCATCCAGATCACCGGCGTCAACCCGGCGGACGCTCAGCAGGTGGTCAATCAGGTGATCCAGGCCCTGCAGTTTCAATGCGTGCCGATGGTTACCGACTCCCTGGGCATCCGGCGCAACGCGGCCCTGGCCGATCCTTCAGGAGGTGATTGATGCGACAACAAATGGTGCTGGGCGACTTTATTTTTGGCTTGTCCCGAGGTTTTGCCTATTCGTCGCTGATGCGCAACAGCGACGGCGGTTGGAGTGACCTGGCGATCATTGCCAGTAAACCGCAGTCGCGCCAGAACGGCCAGAAGCTGGAAAAACTCACGTTCAGCGGCACCGCCATGTACGCCGTCGGTATGCAACGCCTGGACGAATTGCGCGCTCTGCAAAATGCGCGGGCGCCGTTGCCGCTGGTCGATGGCATCGGCCGTAACTGGGGCCAGTGGCGGATCAATGCGGTGGTGGAAAACCAGAGCCATGTGATCGATGACGGCACTGCCATGGTCATGACCTGGACCCTTGAACTGGAGGAATTCGTCAATGCGTAGAGTGCGAAGTATTGCCGGTGACTCGGTCAACCTGTTGCTCTACCGCGAATTGGGGCGTTGCGATGACGCGGCGGAAGAAACCCTCTGGCGCTTGAACCCTGAACTCGCCGAATACGGCCCGGTACTGCCCGCAGGTATATGGGTGATTGTGCCTGAGATGCAAGCCAGGCCGGCCGCGGTGCGTCCCGTCCTGGCCTGGGATTAAGGAGGCGGTATGGCACAGGGATTCACCCCGATCGTGGAGTTCTATGGCGCCAATGCGACGCTGCTCAATCAACGCCTGATGCACTGGAGCCACACCGACGCGGCGGGCATCGAGACCGATCGCCTGGAGCTGACCCTCAACATCGAAGGGTTGGAAGGCTTGCCCAGCCTCAGTGGCAAGATCGGCCTGCGCGTCGGCTATCAGGAAACCGGCCTGGTGGAAAAAGGCGAATTTGTCGTCACCCAACGAACCCCGGTGCTCTTTCCAATGCGCCTGATGATCGTGGCCACCGCCGCACCCTTCAGCGGGACGGATAAAAGCGGCTACCGCCAGCGCCGTTCCGCCAGTCATGGGCCGACCACCCTGGGCGCATTGTTCCGGCAACTGGTCAGCCGCCACGGTTTTTCGCCGCGTGTGGCACCCACGCTGGACGGTATTACGATCGAGCATATCGACCAGTCCAACGAAAGCGACATGGCCTTCATCACCCGCCTGGCCAAGCGTTACAACGCGGTCACCAAGCCGTTCAACGAGCTTTATGTGCTGGCCGAAGCGGGGCAGGCCAAGTCACTCACCGGCCAGTTGCTGCCCGAAGTAAAGCTGTCCGTGACACACGATAACCGCCCGGGAAACCAGGCCTTTATCACCGCCAAGCTTGATGAAAAATCGCGCTCCAAATACATGGGCAGCCGCGTCAGCTGGTGGGACGCCGCTGCAGGCAAACAGCGTGTGGTCCAGATCGGAATAGCCCCGTTCAAGACCTTGCGCCAGCCTTGCCAGAACGAAGCCGAAGCCCGCGCCGTGGCCGAAGGTGAACTGCGCCGCGTGGGCCGTGAAGGCTTGAAGTTACAGATCGATTGCCCAGGCAACCCGTTGCTGGCAGCCGAAGGGTTGCTGGTGCTGGATGACACCTGGCCTGTGTACATGCAGGGGCGCTGGTCGATTACCAAAGTGACCCACGTTGGCGACCCGGCGACGGGGTATCGCAGTTCGATCATGGCTGGTGGGTTGGCGTCTTGATCCTCACCGTTGCACGTTGCGCACGCTCACCACTGACTCGCTACAGGAACCAGGATGCCTATGAATGACGAAGAATTGGCCGCGATCAACCGTTTGATCGCCGCCCTGCAAACCCAGACCGATGGCCAAGTGGCGCTCAACGCGGCCATTCGACTGTTGGCCCAGAGCAACCAGGCATTGGTCGACCTGATCAAGAGCCGAGAGCCGGACCCGAATGCACCGCCTTACCTGGACGGCAAACCGGCGCCCTGATCCCGTCTCGACCTGCCTTGTACGCAGCAACATAGCCGTTGCACCCCACAACCCGCCTTCGCGGGTTTTTTATTGTTCATGGAGAACACTCGATGTCGATTCTTACCCAAGGTACCCAGATTTTCGCCCTCGTTCCGCCGGTCTCCGGCACCGGGCCCTATACCGTGCTGGAAGTCGAGCACGCCACTTCGTTTGAACCGGGTGGCGCGCCGGCCGAGCAGATTGAAGACACCAGCCTCAACGCCGAAGAACGCAGCTACAAGAAAGGTTTGCGCACCCCTGGCACGGCGAGCCTGGGCCTGAACGCCGACCCGACCAACGCCAGCCATATCCGCCTGCACCAGCTGTCTGAAGCCAAGGGCGATACCGGCGTGAAGTGGGCCGTGGGTTGGTCCGATGGCAAGGACGTGCTGCCGACCGTCAACGCCAAGGGCGATGGCTTTGAATTGCCGGCAACCCGCACCTGGTTCACCTTTGACGGCTACGTATCGGACTTCCCGTTCAACTTCGCACTGAACGCAGTCGTGACCACTACCGTCACCATCCAACGCACTGGCGCCAGCGCCTGGATCAAGAAAGCCTGAGAGACGCCATGAACCTCAAACAACTGAAAGCCAAGGGCGGCATCGTCGATGCCCAGCCGGTGAAGAAAGACATCAGCTGGACGCACCTGGACAGCAAGACCGGCAAGCAAGTGACTGACACGTTCACGTTGCACATTCGCCGCCAGTCCTTCGGCGTGATCGAGCGTCTGTTCAGTCAAGGCGAGTCAGCACAGAGCCGCAACGCCAGCTATCTCGCTGCGTCAGTCTCGCTGGGTGCCGAGGGTGATGAAGCTCTGAGTTACGACGATGCGTTCGGCCTTGAGCCGTCATTGGGGTTTGTGATCCTCAATGCAGTCAATGAGGTCAATGGCACCCAGGGTGGCGGCGTAAAGAGCTGACGGCTGCCGATGAGTTCTGGCACGAACTGGTGCTGAACGGAGTGGGCGGCCGGACGATCGCCGAAGCCAAGGAACGCATGACCTATCAAGAAGCCCTGGCCTGGGGACGCTATATCGACCGATATGGCTCCCTGCACGCCGGTAGGCGGCTGGAGGCGGGCAGCGCGTTGATAGCGCTGCAGACCCACCGGCTGGGCGGCGGCACGGCCGAGATGATTGACTTCATGCCCCATGAGCTGCGCCGGGGTGTGTCGCTCGAACGTGCGATGAACGAGTGGCGTTAAGGACGACGCCACTTTCTTTGAAACCCGTTTCGACGGGTTTTATCCATGACCCGG